TAAAGTTGCTTTAGTCATTATGACCTCCTGTTAAGCAAGGTTATGTAGTGGACCCGAACTATTCGGCATCCACTACTTATTTATATTTAAGACTTATTTCCAATATTATATTTTGGTTGTAAAGTCCAATTATTTTTTTCTTTGAAAGGAATAATTTTAATCTGACGTAGAGGTGCTAGCGGCTTAGCCTTATCTCTATCATCAATTGATACTAATCCCCAATCGCTCATGAGTGTCGCTATCGTGTTACGACGCGCAACATCATTTTCTTCTAAGTTGGACTTTTTCCCATCGAGCAAAAAGAGTTCTTTGAAATGAACGATAAAGTATCGCCCTTGTTTGTGGAGGATATGGCAGGATTGAAAGAGTGTATTATCTTTTCGTGATGCCACGCCAATTCGAGTCAGTGTTTCTCTTACTTTCAGAAAATCATCGGGCTCGTTCAAAGTCACCTCAAGCATGGAGGCGGGTGTCCATTCAACTATATTATTTTCTTTTTCCACCTCGGTAAACCTTCTTGTTTAATTCATCAATTTGTTCAGACGTAAGAAGGTGAAGGATCTGGCGTGCTTTTTTATTACTATAGCCATAATACTCTTTAACCACTTCCACGTCACTGTTTGTTTGAGCTTTTGCCCATTTGGAAAATCTTTTCTTTTTCCTGACTATATTTATAAGAAAATCAAATTGTAGGCGATTATCCAAGTGCGCGTTCAAATTCATCTCGTTAGCCATCAAAACAGTATCATTGAAATAAGATAGACCACGATTTACCATAAAAGCGTTATATGCTTTCTCGGTAATGTCGTCAACCATAATGTTGGACTTACCAAAATTGATATCATTTACAAATTCAAAGGGATTCACGTAGCATCTCCACAGTAAAATCAACAGTATTTACTTTATTAGCATGTTTACCATTTACATAAAGTTGTGGTACAGTACGATGCCCTTGTTCTTTAAGGAACTGCTTTTGTTCTGGCATCTTGTCAATATTGACTTCTTGATACGTGTATCCCCATTCTTTTAGATTGTTTTTCATGATATCGCAAAATGGACAACCATATTGAGTGTACACAATAATCTCAGGCGAATTTGACATTGGCCATTACCTCTGTAAGACAAGCGACAACATTCAATTCATGGTCAGCAACAAACGCGTTTTTGTATTGATAATCAGCAAGAATAAGAACGAGTTGTGGAATTGAACTTGGTTCTAGTTTGTCGTACATGCGATCATAGATAGCGCGAAAGATTGCAGCCGCATCAGTATCTATATTATTAACAACCCATGAGCGCATCTTCTTGAAGTCTTTTTCTTTTAGGTACTGGAATAGATCATCATAGCCAGTAGATACAGAATCAGAAACACCCACAAACCCCAGAACAGAATGTCGCTGGAGTTCATTGAGGATTCTTCTCCAATCAGGCGCATGTTTAATAATAATCGGCGGAATAACTTTTTCATCGTATTCTACTCCTTCATTATTTAGAATAAACTTAGCACGCTCAAAGAAGTTCTCAGCCAGCTTGACCATATCTTTCTTTGACGTGTTGAATTCATATACACCACACCGAGAGTGAAGTGGCTCAATAATTCGATTTTTAAAGTTACAAGTAAGAATGAACCGGCAGTTGTTAGAGAACTCTTCGATGAAACCACGAAGAGCAGGTTGCGTTGACTGCGGGTTCAAGTAATCTGCCTCATCAAGGATCACAACCTTGTATCCACCTTGAAGTGAGACAGTTGACGCGAACTGTTTGATCTTGCCACGGAGTGTATCGATATTACCCTCTTCGGATCCATTAATGATAATCCAATCAAGGTTGAGTTCGTTACACATCGCTTTTGCGACTGTGGTCTTACCGAGACCAGCTGTACCCGTTAACAGCATGTTGGGCAGTTCGCCAGAATCTACGATTTTTTGAAAAGTTTGTTTGAGTGATTCAGGAAGAATACACTCAGAAATAGTTTTGGGACGATACTTCTCGACCCAGAGGAAATCATTTGACATTCACGTGCTCCATAATATAATAAAAGATGGGGAGCTAACCGTGGCTCCCCGCGAGTCTATTGAGCGACTAATCTTGTTCTTCAGAAGCTGCTTCCATCGCTGCTTCTTGTTCAGCCTGTTCACACAGCTGAATAATTTGGATTGATTGATCACGAAGACCACCAATCGTGGAGAGTTCTTCTCCTTTAATCGCACCACGCTGAGTCATCGCGTCAATAACAGCAATCATTGATCGAGCTGTACGATTTGACAATTCACGTAGATTTGTTAGAGTCTCTGTCGACATATTATACTCCAAAAGTTGAGGATTTTTCAAGAGCAATCCAGTATTTCACGTCTAGACTTGTATGACTGAATTGCGAAATGAGTTTAGATGAGATAGCTACCTCGTAATCACCAGGTAGAATCTTCAGGTTATTTATGCTCAGAATAAAGTTAAATACAGCATCTTTTTCAAAGTCTCCATCGACGTCAATAGAGAAAGCATTAGATGTCATATTTTGAGAGTCAACCACAGAAAGACTGAGCACTCCGTCTTGGCCAGAGATGGATACCTCGCTGTGTCCGAGAGTCGATGCAGCACGTTTAATTTTATTCATCGTATCATTTGTCAAAGTAAACTTGACATTTGTCTCAGGCATGTTGAGATCTTTTTGTGGTGTGGTCAAAGTATCTTCTGATGAGAAGAAGTATTTTACCTTTGACCGGCCGGTTGAATCGTTGACAATAACATACTCGTCTTTGAAAGCAAGACGTGGAGTATCGACAAGACTCAAAACACCGATAAATTCGTTCAGGTCGTAGATACCAAAGTCAATTGGAAACTCTTCAGACACATGAGCTGTGGCAAGTACAGTACGTGCTTCGGAGATTGTTTTAATTGTATTACCCGTACGAATCATCATATTCTGATTGATACCTGAAAAGTTTTTCAGGACGTTAAGAGTATTTTCGCTGAGTTCCATAATATACCTCTTTGTGTTTCATTAATAAGTTATTATAACACATAATGATCCATTTGTAAACCATTATTTAATCTTTGAGAAATTTTTATCTTTTATAAATTCGATTTTATTTTCGAACTTACCGTCGAGAATTTCTCCCTTATGAGAGATGATAAAGATATTCGTATCATCACCAAGTGTATAGAGAATCTTAAGTAGATTATCTACACCTTCATGGTCAAGAGAAGAATCAAATGTTTCATCTAACATAAGAAGATTTGTCGCTACACTATTCTTCATCTTAGCAATCTGTCTCCAAGTAAAGAGTAGAGACAAATCAATTCTTTGTTTTTCACCTTCAGAAAAAGAATCATAAGTGAAATCGTCTCTATGACGAGAACGAATTGTTTCATTGAATTCTTCGTCTAAGTTGAAGTGGACATAGAAGTCCAATACTTGAAGATACTGGTTAACTAACTTATTCATGACTGGAAGATACTGCTTGATAATCTTAGTCTTAATACCAGTATCTTTCAGCATCTCCGCAATTGCAGACTTATAAGAATATTCTTCATTTGATCTCATCTTATCGTCCATAAGAGAAGAAAGGTGTGATTTAATATTCTCTAGTTCTTCTTCAGCCGCTTTTAAATCAGCGGTGGCTGATCCAGCGATATCTTTTCTGAGATCTCCAATCTCGCCTTGGAGCCTATTGATTTGTTGTATGTTAGAATGTAAGCTACTTTGTTTGTCTCGTATCTCGGAAAGTGCGTCATTTGTTGTTGAAATAGATTGTTCAACTTGATCTGACTCTTCAGCGAGCTTACCCATAGCGCTTTGTAATTCTTTTGCTTTAGACTTAGCCGTGGAGAGTTTTTCATCTCGTCTTTCCGAATCAATATCTTGATCACATGTGGGGCATGTTTCATTTTCTTCGTAAAACTTCGCATCCTTAACGACTGATGCCATTTGCTGTTTGAACTGCGCGTTGTATTGTAAGAGCGATTGTTTCCGGTTGTGAAGTTGGTTAAGTTCATTCTGAATATTGTCCTGTTTACCTTCAATATCTTTACTCAATTGAGAGTTTTCAGTTTCTAAACTGTCGATCTGATTACGCTTTGTAGAGATCTGAGTTTCTTTATAAGTGATGGCTTCATCAGTAATTTTCTTGACGTCAGTAATATATTTCTTTTGAGTATCAACTTTGTTTTTAGTTAAATCAATTTGATAAGAAACATCTTTAAGTTTGTCTTTGATATGAGTAACTTCTTCTTTGAGAAGTTGATTCATCTTAGAAAAAACACCAATATCAAGAAGATCCTCAATCACAAGTCTACGATTATGAGGGTTCAACTGCATGAAAGGAACAAAGTTAGATGAACCGAGTACCACAACCTGATGAAAAGACTTGTGATTGAGTTTAAGAATATTTTGTTCGAGAACACGTTGGTATTCTTTACTATGAGAAGATTGATTAATCATCTCACCATTCTTCCAGATTTCAAATTTAACTGGACGATCACCACGTACTACTTTAAATTGAGCAGCACCAATTTTAAACTCAACTTCAACTAAGCTACCTTTACCATTCACTGAATTAATAAGTTGAGTCTTACCGATTTTTCGATGTGCTTTACCAAAGAGACCAAATGATAAAGCATCCAACATGGTAGACTTACCAGAACCATTTTGACCGACTACAAGAGTAGTCTTATGACGAGTCAAATCGATTTCTGTAAAGTTATTACCAGTCGAAAGAAAGTTTTTATAACGAATTTTTTGAAATATAATCATACAATTTCCAAAGCTTGAGCTTGAGTCATCAGGTCTCTCATCATCACTTTGATACGATCTTTATCGAGATCAGTATCTACACCTTCGATATAGTCATCCATTAATTGTGGAGTGTCATCAACTTCTAGGCCTTCATCATTAACATTTGCTCCGATAAACTCATTAAAGTTTTCAGAGATCTTCAAATCATAGATGTCTTGATTCTGAATACGATCAATGAATCTATCGAAAGCAAATGTATCACCCTTATCCACTACCACAACTTTGACGAACTTCTTGTCTAATACCGACGTATCATAATTATTATAATCTATTTCTTTGTCGTTGTAAACAATTTTATGAAACAAAGTATAAGGATTTTGAATTTTTTCTACTTCACGAGTTTCTGTATCGATAACGTGAAAGTACTTAGGATCATGAGCATCTGACCAGAAAAACTCCATTTGGCTACCGAGATACCAGACGTTGTCTTTACGTGATGAGACATGGAAATGCCCGGTCAATACCAATTCAAACCTTTCGAACAACTTATGGTTCATGCCATGATTGTTTTCAACACCACGCATGAGTTCAAAGCCACCAAGTTCTAAATGACCACCAAGCCAATCAGCTTTACAATTAGCAATAAACTCCATTGACTTATCATAGTTATCTTGGCAAATCCAAGGAAGCATAGCCATTTTTAAAGAACCGTATTCCATTACTGTCGGTTCCATAATGATATTGACTTCATTCATAAAGTGTCCGAGTAGTTCTTTCAAACTATTCATGTCATTCGTATTCTTATAATACGTATCGTGGTTACCAGGAATGATATCCATAACCATACCACGTTTACGCATTTCATTGAGAAAAGATTTACGATTATGATTAAGTGCTTTGATATTTACTACTTTGCGGTTATCGTAATAATCGCCTAAATGAACGATTTGAGTTATCTCACGTTTCTCACATTCTGGAAAGAAAACATTCTTATAGAAGTCTTCAGCATTGTCTAGAAAGATTTGAGAGGAATTACGAATACCACAATGAGTGTCATTGAGGATTGCTATTTTCATTCTAAAAACTCCGAAAGATCAGAATCAGCTGTGACTGTTCTTTTCTTGCGTTTCTTTTCTACCTTAGCGTATTCTTTTACTTCAGTATCAACAAACTTTACTCGATCAATACGAGTCTTGAGTGTGTCAACAAATGCCTCAGCTATTAATCCAGAAGTATCATCTCCATGTTCGTTAACCATAAAAGTTTCGAAGCCAGAATTAGCGATATATTTCATTTTAATGTCTTGTTGCTTTTTCTCGCGAGCAATACGACGGAGGAAAGCATACCAGGTAATCTGAGTAAAGTACGCAAAGGCGTTTGGTTTACCAGTACGAGTGGCAGCTTCGATGTCGTAGTTACTGATAGCCTTTAGACAATTTTCGACAGCATCCATTACCATTTCTTCGCGATACGTGTAGCGAATAAAATTAGATTTGTGAGACAAACCCTCGGCGATGCGTAAGAAGCATTGCGCGACATAATCTGGTACTTTTGGAATAGTCTTATTGTTTTCTCGAGCTTCGTTAACTGTAGAC